CCGTCCAAACTGAATCTGGACTTGGATTTGGATAATGCGTTCAGCCACCTGTTTAAAAAGGAGAAGTTATGAAATCGCAGAAAAATATCTTAAAATCCATTGAAGGTCTGTCCGATATAGAACTATTTGTTATTGATCTCTTTTGTGGCGCCGGCGGTTTGTCCGAAGGTGTGGAAGAAGCACGATTGGATGGAAATAGATGTGGAAAGGTTGTTTGCTGTGTGAACCATGACAAGAATGCCATCCTTTCACATGATGCCAATATCCCTGATGCACTTCACTTTATTGAGGATATCCGTACACTGGAACTTTCCCCGATAAGCACTATTGTAGAACGTATCCGTCAGCTATACCCTGATGCCATGATAATGCTTCATGCTTCTTTGGAGTGTACCAACTTCTCGAAAGCCAAAGGCGGTCAGCCGAGAGATGCTGACAGCCGAACGTTGGCAGAACATCTCTTCCGTTATATTGATGTTATAGACCCTGACTACATTCAGATTGAAAATGTAGAAGAGTTTATGTCATGGGGAGATATGGATGAGAATGGGAAACCTATCAGCATGGACAAAGGCCGGCTTTATCAAAAGTGGGTGCGCAATGTCAAGAAGTACGGTTACAACTTTGAGCACCGCATCTTAAATGCTGCCGACTTCGGTGCCTACACCACAAGAAAACGCTTCTTCGGCATCTTTGCTAAAAAGAACTTGCCGATAGTATTCCCTGAACCGACCCACTGTAAAGGTGGTAGGCAAGATATGTTCTCGCGGCTGGAGAAGTGGAAGCCGGTAAAAGATGTGCTTGATTTCTCTGATGAAGGAACTACCATCTTCAGGGAAAAGCCTCTTGCAGAGAAAACGCTTGAACGTATCTATGCCGGACTTATCAAGTTTGTAGCCGGCGGAAAGGATGCCTTCCTCGTAAAGTATAATTCTATGAGCCGTACAGGGAAATATAACGCTCCTGGGATTGACGAACCATGTCCGGTGGTAGCCACGCAAAGCAGACTTGGAGTAGCGCAAGTTTGTTTCCTCTCTAAGCAGTTTAGCGGACACCCCGACAGCAAGAACGTATCAGTGGAAGAACCGGCTGGAGCAATCACTTGTAAAGACCACCACGTTTTTGTATCGGCTTACTATGGGAACGGGCATAATCATTCGGTGGAACTTCCTGCACCTACGGTCACAACGAAGGACAGGATGGCTTTAATTGAAAGCCAATTTATGTGTTCTTATAACTTTAAGGATACAGGAAAGGATATTAACCAGCCTTGTCCTACACTTCTGACGAAAGACAGACTTTCTCTTGTATCTCCATTTTTTATGAATCAATATTCTGGAGGTGGTCAGGTGTCTGATATAAACTCGCCATGCCCCGCTGTTACCACAACACCGAAACAAAACTTGGTAACATACCAGCCGTGGATAATGAATACTGCATTCTCAAATGTAAGTAGCAGTATAGAGGAACCCTCCCAGACCATTACCGCAAACAGGAAATGGCACTATCTGATGAATCCACAGTTCAACAGTGCTGGCGGCTCTGTTGATAGCCCCTGCTTCACATTAATAGCCCGCATGGATAAGATGCCGCCTTATCTGGTAGCAACAGAAAGCGGTCAGGTATCGATTGAAATCTACAACAATGATAGTCCTATGACCGTGAAGATAAAGGAGTTCATGGCACTGTATGGCATAGTGGATATTAAAATGCGGATGCTTCGCATTCCGGAACTCAAAAAGATTATGGGATTCCCTGAAGATTATGTTTTAATAGGCACACAAGCTGACCAAAAGAAATTTATCGGGAATGCGGTGGAGGTTACACAAGCGAGAAAAAATACTGAAGCACTTTGCAAAGTATTGAGAAAGTTGAGATTGAAGAAATCAAAAGAAATAGCTTAATGGAAAATGGAAAACTTATATTAGATGCCTGTTGTGGCAGTAGAATGTTTTGGTTTGACAAATATAATCCTCTTGCCTTATTTGTTGACAAACGTTCGGAAACACTTACGGCCAAGGACAGAGATAAGATTAGGATAATAGAAATAAGACCTGATATAGTGGCTGATTTTACCAACTTGCCATTTGAGGATAGCTCTTTCTACATGGTCGTGTTTGACCCGCCACATTTGAAAACACTTGGCAAAACATCATGGATGGCAAAGAAATATGGTAGGCTTCCGGATAATTGGCAAGAAATGATAAAAAGCGGTTTTGATGAATGTATGCGTGTCCTAAAGCCCAACGGGACATTGGTATTCAAATGGAGTGAGAGTGAAATAAAAGTCAATGAAGTTTTATCCATTATACCTTATAAGCCTTTGTTTGGGCATACCACTGGCCGACAAAGTAAAACGATATGGATGTGCTTTATGAAACTGCCAATTAACTAATAACGGAACAGAAATGAATACAACCTTTGAAAAATCGGCTAATAGTACCGATGAATGGTACACACCGAAAGAAATTATAGACGCATTGGGTGAATTTGATTTAGACCCATGTGCCCCAGTAGCCCCCCCCTATAAAACGGCAAATGTCATGTACAACAAAAATGACGATGGATTAAAACAAGAATGGAAAGGTCGCGTTTGGTTGAACCCACCTTATTCCCGTCCTCTTATAGAATGTTTCGTTAAACGGATGGCAGAACATGGAAACGGCATTGCTTTACTTTTCAATCGTTGCGATTCAAAGATGTTTCAGGATGTGATATTCGAGAAGGCAACGGCAATGAAATTCTTGCGTAACCGAATCAGATTCTTCCGTCCAGACGGAACTCGTGGAGATTCTCCCGGCTGTGGTAGTATTCTCATCGCTTTTGGTGAGGATAATGCGGAGGTAATAAAAACTTGTGATATTGCAGGTAAGTACGTTAGAATAAATTAGAGCAAAACTGAACAAATATGAGCAAACTATATAAAGTAACTATTTTCGGGGAATCATTCCTAATCGGGTGGTTCCCTTTCTCTTCACGCTGGTATAACAAGCTAAAGATAATCAAATGATAGTACGTCATTTTATAAGAGTTCCGGTTGGAAGTACTGTCTATTGCGACAATCAGCCGGTTAAAATACTGGAGAAAGGATATGCCCTTGCTCTATGTGATATTAATGGGAAACGGGTATATATCACCTGCTATGATTTGGAAAAGAAACCATTCATCAGCACGAATGGGGAAGAATGAAAAAGAGCCAACCCACGCACGACCATGAATCAGCTCTTCCTTACACGATTATGATGCAAATATACTATTTACTTTTAAAATAATCGTGTTATGGAACTGGATTTTAACAAAATAATTCGCCTTAAAAAGATTAGAATTGAGAAATCAGAACTTTCAGAGGAAGAAAACGCCTTGACCACCCCAATTTTGAAAGACAAAAGCCTTATCCATGAAATCTACAAAATATTCGTTGAGTTGCTGAATGAGAGAGGATGTCCACCGAATATTGACAGTGTTACCCAGCGGAAGAAGTTCATTTTCATTATCCTGTACCTGTTTTCTCCAAGTTCGCTTGCCGGTGGGAAAATGACAGCAGGGCTACGTGAGGAGATGTCAAGAGTATTGGGGATTCAGTCCAAGAGTACAATTTCCGACAATTGTGCTGATGTCGTATTTCTGTATCAGAACTATGGGGATTTCAGTGGAGATATAGAGTATCTTTACACCGAAATCGTAAATCGGTTAAGAATCAAAGGGCTAATCAATTAATGAGCCGGGGCTTAGTGCTCCGGCTTAATTTTTGTTTGGATTTGTTTTGCGATGGATTGCGTATCAGTTATTAAGGATTTAAGTTCTTCATTAGTTATATTGATATAACCTCCATCTTTTTTTCTACCATTTCTATGTGCTAATAAATTCCTATAATAGAAGTGTTTTTTCATTTTCCCATTTGTGTCGATTATAGAAACTTTAAATAATTCTTTGAGTATATCTTTTATAGTATCAATGTTACTATAAGATGTCCTCATTACATATTCTATGACCTTTTGCTCCCATTGGGCAACAAGATTGTCTTCTTTTAATTTAGTCATTTCATCTTTTTTCTTGCATGGAGGAATTGAATTGAAAAAATTATTGAAACTTTCTTCGTCTTGGATTATTTTGGTTAAAATAATGTCACAAATAAATGTATCTAATGATGTAATGATATTAATATATGACAATTTATTGATGATATTTTGTTTTTGTTCGTCCAATCCTTTGATGTTAATTACACTTTGGATTTCATCAATTCTTTGCTTAAAATCATTATATGATCCGATAAAGTCTTTTGCAAAAAAATAAGCAAATGTATGTTGTGTTGTAAAGAATGTTTTTGCGTAATATTCATTAAAAATAGATTGGGGATGCTCATTGCTAATTTCAAGGTAAGGCTCTCCTGTTTCAGTTATAGTATTGGGCTCTATAATTTCAGAATTTTCAGGAGGGAGATCGTATGATGCCCCTGCATTCTTATATGCAAAAAATGGAGTCGTTATTAAGATTCCTCCATTGACATAAATCCTTTTTCCCATATGTTTTATTCTCCTTTCTTTATTTATAGTATTCTTTCCCTCGTATATTCTTATGTTCCGGCATACGTGGCTCTTCGTCAAAATGAATTTTTCCACCACAGTGAGGGCAGGTAATAGTATTGGCATCATTTTTCACTTCTTCCGGTGAAGCAAAGAGTTGCCACATCGGAACGTCAAGGGCTTCCGCAACCTTTTCAAGTGTTGGATAAGACGGGCTTTTCAATATAGCATATAGGTTCTGTCTGGTAGTGTTCATTTTTTCTGCGAAAGATGTCATATTAAACCCCTTTTCTTTAATAAGCAATTCTATTCTATTCATACCTTTAGTTTTTTTTGCAAAGATACGTTTATTATAGTAGTGTCAAATATATCATTTACGAAATATTGTTAAATGAAAGAATATACTTTCTTATTTTGTTTGTAGTGTCAAATATATCATTTACATTTGCATCATCAGAAACGAAGTAATAACAATTAAAAGATATACGATTATGACAACAAAGAATATCATCAGAGAAGTAAGTTACAAAGGTCACATAATAACAGTGTTTGAAGATGGCTTTCATCAAGAATTTGTAATCATAGATAATGACGAATCAAAGCTGTATGATAGCATTGCAGATGCAAAGAGAGTTATTAGAGGCGAGCAACCTTATTACGAAATAAACTGAGTTTAACCAGCAGGGCGAAAGCCCTGCGCAATATAGAAGGATATGACTAAGAAAATATATTTTTAAAAGCAGTTATAGAAAAACCGTTATTGAATAATGAACCAGAAGTTTTACACCTTTTCGTTCAAATTATCAATGAAATAACTTCTTGTATGTCAGAAGACGAGTTAAGAGGCTGTATGAACTCTTTAATAGTAAGATACCCTTATTTTAAACTGTTTTTCGATTATGGTTTCGGACATAATCATATGTGGGTGAAAGCATCAGGTTCTTTAGAAAGATTGATATTGGTTGAGTTCTAATCCGGTAGCCTTATGGCTACCACAATATACACGATTATGAAAGCAGATTTAGTTTTAGTTATCAGTCCTGAAGCCCCACTGATGAAACAACTGGGCAAAGTGTTAGGTAAGCTATGTACACCATACGACTTCTCTACTATAGAGAGGGGTGAAAAGTACATCACCATACAGCATGATGAAACTGGGTTTGTAGTGGCTTACACGAGTGAAGAAAGATTGAATGTGAAACGATAAATATAGATTGACATGGTAACACCGAAAGAAATTATTGAATTGATAGAGAGTTTACCTAATTCAGAATACCACATATACACAGACGAAAGAGGTGTGACAGTGACTTCTGAATGGCTTGTTGGCAACTTTGCGGGTATGGGATTTGTGGCAGCTACGAAAGAGGATGCAGCACAACGGTTGATTGACTATCTTGACAGACATATTAAGCATGATTCAATAGTGGGTGATATTGTTTGTAAAAGTGGCTATCCTGACTTAAAGAGAGTGAAAGAATATTGCAATAACACTTTTATAGATTAGCTTATGAACTCAATAAACAAAAACGGTTGCAGCGTATGTCAACCCGGTAAAGAGAATTACACTACCTACAACACCAGGTTGAGAGGTAAAAGAGTGAGAATGTACCAGTACGATTACCGTACTGAAAGTGGTGAACTCTTTGCTTGTTGTGCGCCTACCTTAGAGGCGTGTAGAGAAAGACGGGATAAATGGCTTAGTTCACGACAATAAGCCAATTGTCGTGTATAACGATTGAAGATATTTCGTTATCTTTGGTTGTGGTAGTACCTTTGGGGTACTATCGCGGGGTGTAGCAGTGGTAGCTTTTCACTTTGACTTGGTGAAGGTCGGTTGTTCGATTCAGCCCCCCGCAACTATTGAGTATTAATTTAAATTTGACACGATTATGAACATTCTTACATTAAGCATCAAACAGAAGTATTTCGATGAAATCTTGGCAGGCAAGAAAACCCACGAATACCGTGAAATCAGACCAACTAACGCTAAGAAGTATATCACTTACCTATGTGGCGGTAAAGAATATCCGGCTGATGCAGAACTGCCTGAAGAAGGTGAGGTAGAATTGAAGCCTATCAAGTACGATGCAATCAAGCTTCTGACAGGTGCATATACAGGTAAACGTCCTTATATTATCGTTGAAGTGAAAGCAGCAGAAGCTGTTATTCTCACAGATGAAAACGGTAATGATATTGTTTACGAACATCAAGGCGAAGAATATCTTGCTGCACAAATGAATTATACTTTGGGCAAGATATTAGAAAAACATATAGATTGATTTGTTTAACTTTTAAAATTAGAAAGCAGAGTCGCAAGAAGAATTAACAGAGTAGCCGGGCCTCGCAGAAATATGAATGGTGCAGGGGCAGGTGGTAGATTGGTTGCCAATCGTAGAGGTACAGCAAGTGCCACACAGTTAGGATCACGCAGACAGCGTTACAGTGATCTTCGTACTTCATTTGGTTTAAGTGGTGGCTAGCTATGAACAAAGTAGAACAAGCGAGTCAATATATAGACCTCATTCGGGTAAAATCGAATGAGGCTTTACTGTTTTTATCACTTGGTAAAGATTCGCTTGTTCTGCTTGATTTAGTCTATCCGAAGTTTGACCGGATTGTTTGCGTGTTCATGTATTTCGTTAAGAATTTGGAACATATTAACCGTTGGATAAACTGGACTAAAGCCAAATATCCGAAAATAGAGTTTGTTCAAGTACCACATTGGAATCTCACTTATATTCTCCGTGGCGGTATGTATTGTGTGCCAAATCCGAAAGTAAAGCTGTTGAAGTTGGCAGATGTGGTAAAGGCTATGCAACTTACTCATGGAGTTTATTATACATTCTTGGGCATGAAAAAAGCTGATGGTATGAATCGTAGACTTATGTTGAAAGGGTATGAGGTAAACGGTTACGAGAATAACGGTATGGTTTATCCTTTGGCTGATTGGACACAAAAGGATATTCTTGCTTATATGAGGCAGCACAATTTACCCGAACCAGTTCGATATTCATTGAAAGCCAGTTCGGGTGTCGGTTTCAATCTTGACTGTATGCTTTGGATGGAGAAGAATTACCCACAGGACTTACAGAGAATTTACGAAGTTTTCCCGATGGCTGAAAGAGTGCTTTGGGAGTATCATAATCAACAAAATTAATAAGGAGGATTGCTGAGTCAGAAAAAGAAAGACAAGAGAACAGATATATGCTCAGGCAGAAAGATTGAGCGAAGCTAATTGGAGAAGAAAAAATACATGGAGTAGCAGTGCTGCAAGCAGGCGTGCAAAACAATCTCGTGATAATCTTATAGCAAGAGCCGAAAGGAATACTCTTCGGCAGAGAGGTTTCGGTCTAAGTAATGGCTAATATGGAATTATCAAAATACATAAAGAGTGAATCGGTGGAACTTAACCGCTCTGCCATTCACTTTGCAGACTATAATCCCCGGAAACTTTCCGATGAATCACGTAAGACACTGAAACGTGGCATCAAGAAATTCGGATTGGTAGGTGGAATAGTTGTGAATAAGCGTACCGGGCTTACCGTAGTCAGTGGACATCAGCGTTTGTCTGTCATGGACGAATTGCAGAAGTTTCCCGACAATGACTACCGCATTCGTGTTGATGTGATTGACGTGGACGAGCAGCAGGAAAAAGAGTTGAATATTCTAATGAACAATCCCAACGCACAAGGTACATGGGATTTTGACGCTCTCGCTCGTATTGTTCCTGATATAGACTGGAAAGATGCAGGACTGACCGATGCTGACCTAAACATGATTGGTGTCGACTATCTTTTGCAGACCGAAGAGGAAAACTCTATTGCGGATGCTTTGTCTGATATGATGGTCCCAGTTTCCGAACAGAAAGAAGCCGATAAAGCCGCCAAACAGTTGGAACGTGCTGAAAAGGTAGCCCACATGAAAGAGGTCAAGCATCAGGTGAAAGAAAACGCACAGAAGCAAGCTGAGAACATGGATGCCTATGTGATGTTGTCCTTCGATACCTATGAAGCTAAAGCCGCTTTCTGCGAAAGGTTCGGGTATGAACCAGATATGAAGTTTATAAAGGGAGAAGTTTTTGATGAACAAGTAGAAAGAATAGATTAATTATTGGGAGGAAAGCTGAGTTAGAAAGAAAACATATAGCCAGTTATATCAGCAGTCCAGACGAATAATGTACAACGCTGGAAGACAATACGGGTTAGGTTCTGCAAGACAAAGAAACATAAGGGATAGAACGAAATCCATAATGGGAAGATATGCTGAGAAAATAGATAGCTATTTCTCAAAAAGAGGAGTTGATGTCTATGGAAACAAGCCAATTTCTCGCCGTGTCTATATGGGTAACAATAACGGTTAAAATTATGAGCAATAGTGAATCTCAAAATAGAAAAGGTAAAGGAGGAAGAAAGCCTAAGTTTGATTATACAAGCGAGGAATTTCTTTCTCTCGTGGAATCGTATGCCAAAAAGGGATTCACTGACAAGGAAATTGCTTATGCCATAGGGATTTTGCCTCAAACATTCTGCGAAAAGAAAAGTGAGTACACCGAAATATCCGAAGTCTTAGCGCGTGGGCGCGCGACAATCAATGCCACTGTAAGGGCTAAATTCCTTGCAATGGCTCTCGGTGGCATAAAAACCAAAAGCACCGTGGTAAGAAAGCTCCGTGATTCAGAGGGAAATTTGACAGGTGAGGACGAATTACAAGTTAGCGAAAGCGAGTTGGCTCCTAATTTGCAAGCAATGTCCGTTTGGCTGTACCACCATGATGAAGATTGGAGAAAGATTGAGCGCAAACAAGATGAAGACGCTGATATTCCAACAGACATAGAGCATGGCATCAACATTGATTCCTGGATTAAAGACAAGCTAAAATGATAGTACCCCAAGAAATTTACCATCCATTATATGAGGATAAGGAAAAATTTATAATTCTTATCACCGGTGGGCGTGGTAGCGGAAAGTCTTTCAATGCTTCTACTTTTATTGAGCGGTTGACTTTTGAAATGACTCCCGTAGAGAAAATAGTTCATCAGATTCTTTACACCCGTTACACGATGGTTTCTGCCGGTATGTCTATCATCCCCGAAATGATGGAGAAGATAGATTTGGACGGTACCACGAAATATTTCAAGACCACAAAGACGGACATAGTCAATAAGATGACTAAGAGCCGTATCATGTTCCGGGGTATCAAGACTTCTTCCGGAAACCAGACAGCAAAACTGAAATCCATTCAAGGCATTACGACTTTTGTCTGCGATGAAGCGGAAGAGTGGATAAGCGAAGATGAGTTCGACAAGATAATGCTCTCCATTCGCAAGAAGGGTATTCAGAACCGGATTATCATTATAATGAACCCATGCGATTCCAATCACTTCATCTACAAGAAATACATTGAGAAAACTCACAAGCTGGTAGAGATTGACGGTGTGCAGGTTCAGATTTCCACTCATCCGAATGTGCTCCACATTCATACGACTTACTTTGATAATTTGGAGAATCTTTCACCGGAGTTTCTAAAAGAGGTAGAGGATATAAAGGTGAGTAATCCTGAAAAGTATGCTCATGTGGTTATCGGCCGGTGGGCTGACGTTGCAGAAGGTGCTGTGTTCAAGAAGTGGGGAATTGTTGACGAGTTCCCGGCTTGGGCAAAGAAAATTGCTTTCGGGCAAGACTTCGGTTATACGCATGACCCGTCTGCTTCCATTCGTTGTGGTATCGTTGATAACGCCCTTTACTTGGATGAAGTGGATTACCGTACTGGATTGCTTTCTTCTGACATCATCAAGACTCTTCGCCCGTGGGGATTGAAAGTCATAGCTGACAGTGCTGACCCTCGATTGATTCAAGAGATACACAACGGAGGAATCAAGATATATGCCGTAGAGAAAGGTGCAGGCTCTATCAATGCCGGAATTGACAAAATGAAAGATATGGAGATTTATATAACCAAACGCTCGTACAACTTGCAAAGCGAGTTCAGAAAGTATGTTTGGGCAAAGGATAAGGACGGGAACTATATCAACGAACCGGAAGACCATGACAATCACGGAATAGATGCTGTACGTTACTATGTATTGGGTGAGCTTCTTGGCAAGATTCAGAAGCCGAAAGATTTAACAGGAATATTCACACATTAAAAATATAAACTATGCCATTGAATTTAGAAGAAATATTAGCATTGCCTGACATCGGGCAGAAGATAAACTACCTGAAGAAAGGTAGGAAGACTGAACTTCCCGACCGTTGCAAACTTTGGGATGATTGGAATCCGGAACGACATGAAATCATGGTTGACAAAAAGAAGTATCCGGACAGAAAAGTACTTGATAAGGAATCCGAAAAAGTTTTCGATGAAAAAACTGGTAAGACTTATGAAATCGAAGCAAAGTATAAGACTGAACCGGTGAACCGTATTTCTATTCCATTGGAACAAGATATAGTGAACATTCAAACTGCTTTCACGGTCGGCACAGAACCGTCTATGGATTGCATTCCGACTGATGATGATGAAAAGAAGCTGCTGGATGCGGTAAAGGCTGTATTTAAATCCAACAAAATCAAATACCAAAACAAGAAGATTGTCCGTGCCTGGCTCTCCGAACAAGAAGCGGCAGAATATTGGTATGTTACCGATGATGATTCGTTTTGGGCAAAGTTTTGGAAGAAAGTTAAGACTACGTTCGGTGGCAAGGTCAAGCCCACCAAGAAACTGAAAAGCGTGTTATGGTCTCCATTCAGAGGTGATAAGCTATACCCGTTCTTTAACGACGAAGGTAAAATGATTGCTTTCTCACGTGAGTATAAAAAGAAGCTCATGGATGATTCGGAGGTCACCTGCTTTATGACTATCACGGACAAAATGGTTTATCAATGGGATTTGTCTAAAGGGTATGAAGAAAGAACGCCTTTTGCTCATGGATTCCCAAAACTACCGGTTCTCTATGCTTATCGTCCTGAATCTTATTGCAAGAAGATAAAGACATTCCGTGTCCGGCTGGAAAAACTGTTATCTAATTATGCTGATTGTATAGACTACCATTTCTTCCCACTGCTGAAGCTAATTGGAGATGTAGAGGGTTTCATGGGTAAGGTTAAGGATAGAATGGTCAAACTTACAGGTGAAGGTGCGGATGCCCAGTATCTGACGTGGAACCAAGTTCCGGATACGGTACGTTTTGAAGCAGAAACACTCACTAATATGGCTTATGATATGTCAAACACTCCAAGAATATCGTTTGAGACATTGAAAGGCATAGGCAAGGCTTCCGGCACTGCTTTCCGCTTCATGTTTATGGGTGCACATATGGCGGTAGAAAATCACGGTGAGGTTATCGGTGAGTTCTTGCAGCGAAGAGTAAATTTCATTGTTTCCGCTTTAGGCTCTATCAATCCAACCGAGTTTAGCAAGGCATCGCAGACCATTGACATAGAAACAGAACTGGTTCCATATATGATTGATGATTTGAATGATAAGGTGACTACTGCCGTTTCCGCTGTCAGTGGTGGCATCTGGTCAACGCGTGAGGGAATCATGTTTGCCGGAAATGCTGACCGCATCGAAAGCGAATTGAAAGAAATTAAAGAGGAACAAGCAGCAAAGAATGAGCAAATCGGAGATAAGGGAAAGAAAAACGCCTCTTAGTTAGAAAAATTACGGGACTTATAGTTTTAGTATAAGAAAATAGTTAGCGGTGGCTTCAAAGAGTTGCCGCTATTTTTTTTGCTCTTTTAAATTATAAATATTAGAATATAATTTTGAATTATAGAATTATATATGTATTTTTGTCACACGATAATTGAGTAACCAATGAGAATATTTACCGAACAAGCATTAAAAGAATATGCAGAGAACCATCCCGATTCAAAGGTCGCTTTGCAAGAATGGACTACCATTGTGAAAAGAAGCAAGTGGACCTGTTTTGCCGATATTAAGAAAACGTTTAATAGCGTTGATAGTGTAGGTAATCAACACTATGTTTTCAATATCAAAGGCAATAACTATCGTTTGGTAGTAGTGATTAAATTCACTATTCAGTTTGTGTATATTCGCTTTATTGGTACTCATAAAGAATATGATAAAATAGATTGCGCTAATATTTAGGATTATGACAAAGATAGAAAATCAAGCCCAATATGAATGGGCGGTGAAAAGAGTAGAGGAACTTCTTCCATTAGTGAAAGATGATACTCCTTTGAATGACCCAAATAGCATAGAATTGGAGCTTCTTTCTAATTTGGTTGCTGATTATTCCGAAGAACATTTTGCATTGGGAGAACCAACACTTGTGGATGTTCTTAAACTTCGTATGTACGAAATGGGGCTTAATCAAAAATCACTTGCAAAGTTGGTTGGTGTCAGCCCATCACGGCTAAGTGATTATATATCCGGTAAATGTGAACCTACTTTAAAAGTTGCTCGTGAGATAAGCCGGAAGCTAAATATTGATGCTAATATAGTGTTAGGTGTATAAGTATAAGTTTTTGATGTGATATATTTTAGGCGTGATTCATTCGGTTTCACGCCTAAAATAACTTACCTCCAAACAAGCTTCTTAAGCTAAAATCTATATCCGTAATTCTTTTTATTTCAATTAAATCTCTATATACAAATCCGCCAACATTTATTTTTTCACATTGCATTTTTAAATAAATTTCACGAGATAGTTCAGCTCTTGGGGTAACTTCTAAAAAGAACCATTGTCCATACAATATTAATGTATAAAATCCATAAGTTTCTATATCATTAAATTGTGAATCGGAAAAGGAAAACTTAGGAGATGAAAATTTTTCTTCTATTAAGTAAACTCCATTATTGACTAAATAATACAAAGGAATATCTCCAATATTATAACGTGCAAATCTCCTAATTTGATTAAATCGATTGTCTAATCCATTACCTGTTATTTTATGATATTCTTGAAGGAACATTTCATATATTCCTCTCTTGAATTGTCTTGCAAATGTTGTTAGAAATCTATCATTAAACTTAAAATGTGATTTGAGAACTATTTTTCTTTTTGACTTCCAATATTCGAAATATATTGACTTTAATCTTTCTGAATTATCTTTTCTGTTAAGCAAGGCTTTTGGTAGTCCAAATATTTCTTTAACACAAACTTCTATACAAAGTTTAGGAAACACAAAGTCGTCAGGTTGACCGAAATAGTGATTGCATTCATCGCAAATATCAACACCAATATTTATGCTACCTAAACTTTTTGGCATAGTATGTGGCTTCTCTTTAAATGTCGTTTGAGTTACATCTTTACCACAAAAAATACAAGTTCCTTTATTTATATAGTCCATACTGTTACTTTATTTTACAGCAAAAATAGAATTTTAAATTGATTTCTTCACAACCTTTTCTTAGTGAATGCTATACAACCTAATTATTTCCCCTTTAATTGTTTCCTCCTTACTTTTATACCGTATTCACGACAATCAATCCATTGTCGTGAATGGGAAGCTTAAATATTTACTAATCATCTGCATTGGTGGTATTTTTACTTCCGTAAATTGAATTTCAAATTTAATAATTCATACGGTATGATAAGCTTAGAACAAATCTTGGCAGGACTGCAACAGAAATTCGCTGGGGTGGACACTGCTATCTTAACCCGAATCGCTACTAAAAAGGCAGAGGGTGTAACGGACGAGACAAAGGTAAACTCTATTATTGAGGGTATCAGCTTTTCGGACGTGCTTAATTCCTATGGTGATTTCCGTGCCGGGGATGCTTCAAAAACGGCAGTGACTAACTACGAGAAGAGGCATAACCTTAAAGACGGTAAGCCAATCGAGACTACCACAACCACCAAAACGGAAGAGAATAAAGACGATGTGCCTGCATGGGCGCAAGCTTTAATTGACTCCAACAAGAACCTTTCTGATAAGCTAACACAGTTTGAAACGGAAAAGGCTCAAGCAACACGTAGCCAGCAGATTTTGGCAAAGGCAAAGGAGTATGGTATTCCCGAAAACTACGCCAAACGATGCGCCATCAAGGACGATGAGGACTTGGACGCATACTTCAAGGATTTGAAGCAGGAGTTCGCAAATGACGGCTTCAAAGGCGTAACCCCTCCCGAATCAGCGGAAGCGAAGATTGAGAAAGAATCTGAATCTATCGCTAAGATGATTGATGAGGGGACGAAAACTATTGTTGAACAAAACAAGAATTAATTATGTCAGCAGGATTTAAGTATGACTTGGTTCCGCCCGTTGAGCAAGAGGAACGCTACGATGTCCAGACCGGCATTCGTAGACGTGGTCCGTTCAAACTTGATACGCAGAACCTGGTAGTGGGAAGTTTTCTTCCCGGATTTACACCAATTTGTGCGGACTTGAAAAACAAGTTCGCTTATGCGGTAATCAATGTGAGAGTTGCGGAAGCCTATACCACTGGTGGAGAGGCTTTGTCTATTAAAGTAGCCAAGAACTCTTTGGCTTATGTGGGTATGTTTGTCGGAAGCGGTAAGAAAGGTGCAGAAGTAACGGCAATTGATAAATCTAATGCCGGTTATGATGTATTGACTATTAAGGCTGCTTTTGGTGAGAATATTGCCAAAGATGCTGTATTATTCAATGCGGTTGCAGTTGATGGTTTAAAGCAAAAGCATGTCGCTAATTCGGCTCTGTACAACCGTACAAAGGTTGAGGACGGAATTATATTGGTTTCATTGCTTCGTACAGCTGCAGAGATTGAACCTTCAAAATTGGTTATGCCGTTCTCCGAGAACGATAAAGCCAACATGAAGGGATGGTTTGAGTTTAACGAGTAAGGAGGTAGGATATGTTTTTAACGATTCAAACATTATTCGATGATGCGAACATCGTTTCCGCTATCATCAGACGTGTGAACCAGACACGCAAGGACACAATCTATTGGCAGCAGTATCTTACTTTCCGCAGAGTAACTACTCGTGTGTTCAAGGATTATATCGGTTCTGTAACCGGAGTTATGGCCGGCTCTATCAATTCACGTTTTGGAGAGAAACCCATTCGTGAACGTCGGAACATCGGTTCCGGATATGGTGAGATTGCCTATTTGGGTGATGCTTATCAGATGTCTATTGACCGTCTTTCTGAATTGCAGGATTTGATTGACAAGTTCAATGCAGCTAAGCCAGCCGACCAAAAGGCTGCAATGGAAGAGATTGTAAACTTCCTGGCAGACGACTACCGTCAGATTACCCTTGCTGCCCACAAGCGTATGGATATTATTGTCGGTGCGCTGTTGATGCTTGGTGAAGCCACCGTTTACAACAAAGACGCTGCAATCACTTCCGGTCAGACCAATAATAAACTGCTGGAGATTACCCTTCCGTTCAATTTTATCAAGCCGAAAAGTGGAGATGTGGTTGTGGACGGAAAGAATATGTTTATCTCTTATTTGAGAGAGAAACTTCATTCCTTGGCACCGGACTATGGCGTTTATGCCAAGATGGTTATGACTCGTGCATCTTTCAACAAGCTTATTCTTGGTTCATCTGAATTTGGTGAGCAGTACAAGATGATTCTCCGCAGCAACGAAATGAAGTTGAGTACGGGATTGGTTTCCTCTTTTTTGGCTTCCGAAGTGTTCACCGGCATCGGTCTGCCTCGCATCGAAATCAAGGAGGACTACGTGAAAGACCAGACGGGAAAGAATGTGCAGATTTACGCGGATAACCGTATTACTCTGTTACCTTCTGACAACATTGGTTATATGCGCCATCATACCCCGTATGAAGCGACAGACCCAGTACAAGGACGTACTTATATCCCGTCAGAGGGGCAGATGCTTATCTCCAACTACCGTGACAAAAACGGTCGCTACATGGAATATACGGCAGAGTGGATTCCGCAGATTTCCAATCCAGATTTGATAACCAATTTCGATTTGAGCGAAATTGCATCCATCCAATCGGCATAAGGAGGTAGGATATGAAAGTAAAGGTTATATCAGTTTTCCGCGACAAGTTCACCGGAAAGTATTATACTCCCGGTGAAGTGATTGAAGTCGGTGAGGAAGCCCGTGTGCTGGATATGGAAAGCCGCAGACTTGCTGAACGGATTGAGGAAAAAAATCCCGAAGTGAAAGCCCCTGAAGAAAAGAAAGAGGTGAAAATCTCCCTCTTTGAAAAGGAGTTTGAGAAGAAGACTTTGATTGATGCTTTGAAATCTATCGGTGCGCAGGCTTCCGGCAATATGAAAGAGGAAACTCTTTTGTCTAAGGTTTCAGAACTGGATGAAGAATCAACAGCCAAACTGAAAGAAGCATTAGGTATCGAGTAAAAGGATAGGGTAGTGCTTCTACCCTTCCATTGTCTAATTTTATAAATCAGAAAAGAAATGAAGAATTTTATTTTTGCCATGTGTGGTTTTTTGATGATGTCTTTGGTTTCGTTGAGCGTGCAGGCATCAAGTGTGGAATCTCCCAAGTGTGAATATGTGAATCCATCGGTTAATGCCGGTTTGCCGGATATTCAGTCTATCACTTTGGAAACGGCTCCGGCTGATTGTGTTGTACTGACCATGACGCATCCCGTGTTTTTGGTTGCAAATAACCCGGCTATGATGTGTTCGATGAAAGAGGAAACGGCTATTCAAGGGATACGAATTAATGTTCCCAAATGCCCGTTCAGATACATCTATAAATCAAAGTATTGCACGCATTATAGCTATACCGCATATAGTAAACTGATTACACCATATTGATTGATAACAGTCATGAGTAACAAGGAGTTTGTATTAAGCGTATTTGATAAGAATCCCCCGTCTAATCTTGTAGTTGAAAATATACTTTCAAGAACGGGATTGGATGGCGAAGAACCTTTTGCCGAGGAAAATAGGGCAAGATTAGAGGTCGCTTGTGCCAAGCAAATTCCGTGGATGATACAAAATCCATCTTCGGTCAGCGAAAGCGGATTTTCTGTGTCTTGGTCTAATCATGTTGATAGCCTAATGAAATTGTACTCATGGCTGTGTAAACAGTACGGTTTGAAAGACGAACTGGGTAACAAACCTAAAGTGACTTTCTTATGATATTCGCTCCACACATATTGCAGGTAAAAGTTATCACCCCGATGGATAAGGATGAGTTTGGCAGACCTATTCCCGGAACAGGTGGTGAAAGCTGGCAGGAGGTATGCAAGTGCCGTTGTGATGATAACACTACCAAAGAGTTTTCATCTGATAACGGCTCTGTGTATCGTCCGAATTATCATGTGGTATGCGAGAAGAGAATTACTGTCAAGGCTGGTGATGAAGTACGTTGCATGGATGGTGATGGCGTAAGAGGTCAAGGCGAAGTTTATACAGTGAAGAGTACAAACTACTTTAACTACTCGGAATTATGGATGTAGATTTCGATTTCTCAGATGTCGACTCCTTTTTCGATGAAGGAGAATGGGAGGTCGAAAAGAAGATGATTGATGTAGGCGATGAAGCCGTGAAGTACGCAGAGGAACATGGGGATTATCAAGACCATACACTCACTTTGAGAACGTCCAATGATTACGATGTCAATAAAGACGGTTTGACATTGAAAAACGAAGCGGAATACGCATCATTCGTAGAATCTAAAGGGTATGATGTTTTGAGTAGTGCTGCTTTATTTGCGGAGAAACGATTAAAAGAAGAATTTGAAAAATGAAAAAGTACATTGGAACAAAACAGATTGAAGCAGAACCTATGACAATGGGCGAGGCTTATGAAAGAGGTTTATTACAAGTTGGCAGAGTGCCTGATGCAGAGTATGCAAAGCGCATGGGTTATCACGTTAAATATGCTGACGGGTACGAGAGTTGGTCGCCAGCGGAACCGTTTGAGGAGGCGTATAAACTCGCCGATACATCACTTGACCGTATGCAGATAGAAGCCGAAGAAGTCAATGGAAGATATGTAAAGTTAGCCGCTTTCATAGATTCAGGGAAAATGGATGAAGTCGTTAATGATATGTACAACAAGTGTTTACTGGAAATGCAGTGTTGTACAATGTTCGACTATATACGGCTTCTTGATACTCGCATACAGCGTATGCAAGGTTCTGATGGTGCAAAAGTAATAAAGATGAATTTTGGTATGGCTATTATGGCTCTCAAAGCAGGTTTTCCAATTCGTAGAAGCGGTTGGAACGGAAAAGGATTAATGGTGTTCAAACAGGTCCCAGCACATATTGATAGTGATATTATCCCCAAGATGCAATCTATTCCGCAATCAGCAAAAGACCTTATTCTGAAAGGCAAGGGCTTTATTGACTACACAAGCCAGTGTCTTATTTACAATGAGAATACCGGACGCGCTGATTCATGGGTTCCGTCTATCAGTGATGTATTTGCAGAAGATTGGGAGATTGTGGAATGATAGTAACTACCGACATAGGAAACATCCTCTACCGGGACTGCAAGGCTTTCGGAATAGATCTAGTGCCTGATGGTGAAACGCTGACGGGTGAATTGAAGTCCGAAAGGATTGTCATCCACACGAAGAAACAACAGCCGGGAAAGTATTGGAAGAAATCTTTCGCAGAAGTGAATCTATGTGTACCCAATTTAAGCGAGAATGAAGCGAACACAATCCGGCTTAACGAACTCGAAAGAAAGGCTGGCAAGCTGCTTGATGATGTAGTAAGCACCTATGACGGTACAACCTATCGTTATTCTATCGAATCAATTGGCACGGAAGCGGATACAGCTTTGAAATGCCATTACGTGAATGTGAGAATTTTATTTGAAGTAATAAATGTAAAACTATAAGATTATGATTTCAGCAGTAGGAATAAAAAGAATCTTGTTTGCCGACATTGATAAGGTAACGGCAGACATTACCCCCGAAATCGCAAAGACTTTGATTCAAGCCGCTATCAAAGCGAAAGATGAGGTTTTGAATGTACACGGGGAAACGTGGCAGATTGAGGAAACGGAAGCCTCTGTCACCGGGTACAAGAACCAATTAACGGGAAAGAATTACCGTTACGATGATGTGCCGGGAGAAGTATCGCCCGCTTTCTCTATCGGACAATATGACTGGAAGACCAAGAAAGCGTTCATGGGTGGCGATGTTATTCAGGCAACATCTAAAGATGTAGGTTGGAAGCGTGCTTTGGATAAAGTTATTATCAACAAAGCATTGTTCTGTCTGACCGATGATGATGTCTGGTTCATCTTCCCAAAATGCCGTATTGTTTCCCGTGAAGCCAATACGGATAAGGCAATTGCAATCGCTGTAAAAGGCTTGGTGCAGGAACCGGGAATCGAAGGTGTTTCTTCTGAGTATAACTATGAAGAAGGGCAGATTAAAGCTTTGCAGGCATGAACTACAGTAACCATTGTACCTACTCCTTCCGATGCGACCGTAAAGCTGGACGGTGCAACGGTCAAGTCAAAGCAGGTGAATGCTGGGGCTACCGTTCACTATGAAGTGTCGAAAGTGGGGTACGTCACTCAGTCAGGAGATATTAAAACCACTCCTTCTGAAGTTGATACCACTCTTAAAAAAGAGATAACATTGGTAAAAGCACAAGAGTGATAACCGGGGGATGGATATATACCATTCCCCCTTTTAGTTTAAGAATATGAATCAAGCAGCAAAAACGGTTTCTGATGCTTTGTTAGGGCTGGATTTCATGAATGTGGAGATAGGAGGGATGGTTTATACCATTAAACCTCCTACAATTAAAATTATCTGTCGTGCCATTCATCATTTTTCCAATATCGGCATGACTGGAGATAATGTCATGGAAGCTATTAAAGAGCTTCCTGAAGCTACTGAAGATATGCTGAAAGGTATTTCATGCTTCATCTGCGGGAATGATAGTTTGGTCAAAGAATTGGAGAACGGCACTTTTGAAGAAGTCAAAGATGCCTTGGAAGTCTGTTTCTCTATGATGGATATTTCGGCTTTTCAGTGTGTCAGCTCGATGAGGAACGTGTCGATGCTGGCAGCAAGACCGAAACAGTAGGAAACACAACGTTCTTCGGGCAGATAGCCCATTTGATTGACACGCTTCATTTGAGTTATACAGAAGTGTTTGAGGTTATCCCTTATCGGAATTTGCTGATGATGCAACGGGATAAATTACACGCAGTATATGGTGGTCAAAAAGTGAATAGAATCAGTGGTAAGGAATTGGCTAATCGTAGGAAAAAGAAATAGATATGGCGAAATTATATTTTAAGGTAGGTAGTGACTGGGAAGAAGTTGTAAGGCTCCGTAATGAAATTGTGAAGTTAAAACAAGAGTTAATGAGCATGGATGGCACGCAGTCTCCTGCTGCTTTCAAGGCTTTGAATGCCCAACTTGCTGCATCCAACCAAAGATTGGATGAGTTGGTGACTAATGCAGCCAAAGCTGGAGCGGAGATGGAAACGGGATTCAAAAGGAAAATCTTCGATGCTTCCCAGGCCGTGAATGGATTCACAGAGAAGATTCTTGCTCAAAAAGCGGTAGTTAAGGATATTGAAGCGGATGTAAAACGACTTGGGGATGCTTATCGTATAGCATTGAAAAGGAATCCGTTATCAGCAAATAGCAAGTTAGAAGAATACAATGCTGCCCGCAAAGCTCTTGATGAAGAAAAGGCAGCTTTATTTGGATTAACCCAACAACAAGCCGAAGCGCGTCTTTCCGTAAAGAAACTTCGGGATGAATACGCCCTTTACAATGATAATGCTAAGGAAATCGTAGAGAGTAACAACGGTATCGCTATTTCTTGGAAGAAAGCATTGGCGGTTATTGGTGGTGCTGGAGTATTAAAGGCATTAGGTTCTGAAATGATTCGTGTTCGTGGAGAATTTCAATCCATGCAGACCGCTATTGAGACTATGGTTGGAAAGGATATGGCAGGACAACTGATTCCGCAAATCAAGGAGCTGGCTAAGATTTCTCCACTTACTATGTCAGATATGGTTGGAGCAGAAAAGATGATGCTTGGATTTAACATACAAGCAGAAGACACTATCAAATACTTGAAAGCCATTAGTGATATTTCTATGGGGGAATCCAGTAAGTTCAATTCGCTAACTTTGGCATTTTCACAGATGTCAGCAGCGGGTAAACTTATGGGGCAGGATTTGAATCAAATGATAAACGCTGGATTCAACCCGTTACAGATTATCTCCGAAAAGACCGGAAAATCTATCGCAACTTTGAAAGATGAAATGTCCAAAGGTGCTGTTTCCGCTGAAATGGTTCAACAGGCATTCATTGATGCAACTTCCGCAGGTGGTAAGTTCTATAATATGTCTGAGAATGCCTCAAAGACTATCAATGGTCAGTTGTCTATGATGCAGGATGCTTTGGATTCCGTGTTTAACGAATTGGGAACAAAGTCGGAAAGTGTTATCATGGACGGTATTCAAATGACAACTTCGTTGATTCAGAATTATGAAACAGTAGGTAAGATCTTGGCTGGATTAGTGGTTACTTATGGTACATACCGGACCGCAGTGATGCTTGTTACTGCTGCCGAAAGTAAACATACTCTTGTGGAGATTGGACTTACCAATGCCCGTTTATTGGCACGAAAAGCGCAGTTAGCTTTAAACGCTGCAATGCTTACCAATCCTTATGTAGCTTTAACTGTCGTTATCGGTGGGCTTGCTACTACAATGTGGGCAATGTCTGATAGTACAACTGCTGCCGCCCGTGCTCAAAAAGAATATAACGGCATTAAAGATGCAGCATTTAAAAAAGAACAGGAACACAAGCTGAAAATCGAAGAATTATTGACGGCTGCTCGTGATGAGAGTTTGGCTACTCTTACTCGGCAAAAATCATTAGAAGAACTTCGTAAAGAATATCCTAAAATTTTCGAACAATACGATATTGAAAAGCTAAAGTTGGAGGATATCTTAAAGTTGAAGCAAAAAATAAACGAAGAAGATTCAAGGCGTTCTGTTCAAGGCAGGAGAGATGATTATAATGCTCTAAAACAAACGATTACTAACCAACGGAGATATTTGCAGCTATTTGATAATCCTGATTTACGGAAGAATATGTCTGATTCTGATAAAGAAATATGGAAAATGTTTTCTGGTAATCAGTCATACGTACAGGTGCGTGAGCAAATGGAGAAAAACTCTGAACTTTTAAAAAAGTATCAGAAAGACATGTTCGATGATAATATTTCCGCTTACAAATCCAATCTTAAAAACTATTCTAAGGAGAAGCTTGAAACGGAATTGAAACTTGCTCAATCGTCTGCATCCAAACGCAATGGTTTTGTTGTAAACGGGATGATGGTTAAAGGGGGAGATTTAGAAAGTGTTATTTCTTCAATTAATGGAGCGTTGGCTAAAAAGAAATCCCCTACTACTTACAAGCAGGATTATGAGAAAGCGAAGAAAGACTGGGATGATGCTAAGAAGAAACTTTCTGAAATAGAAAAGAATAAATCCAAGTTTACTTCAAAGCTGTATGAAGAAGCTAAGAAACGAGTAGAAACAACTGAAAAAGCCTATAAAAATTTGGGCGGTATTACTGGTAGTTCTTTGACCAAGCAGGAAAAAGCTGCTGAAAAGCAAAAAAAAGAACAAAAAAAGACAGCCGAACAACTTCTTTCACTTCACCGTCAGAACCAACAGGATGAAATCAACCTGATGAGAGAAGGCACGGAAAAGAAGTTGAAACAGATTGACCTTGATTATCAGAAACAGATTGATGCGATAAGAAAACAGGAGGAAGAATGGAGCAAAGCCGGTAACGGTAAGCTGACCGACAAGCAGGCACAGAAAATTTCAGAAGCTTATACCAATGCCGAAAGTATGAGAGATAAAGATATTTCCGATGTAACTGAAGGACAGCTGAAAGCCGAACAACAGGCTTTGAACGACTACTTGAAAGAATATGGCACGTTCCAGCAGCAGAAATTGGCTATCGCCCAAGAGTATGCGGAAAAAATAAGGAAAGCACAGGAAGAAAACGGTGTTAATAGTGCACAAGTAAAGTTACTGGAGAAACAACGTGATGTTGCCATACAGAACAAGGAAACAGAAGCCATAAAAGCCAATATAGATTGGGTTACTGTGTTCGGTGAGTTTGGTTCCATGTTTTCCGACATGATAAAGCCCGCCTTGGACGAAGCGAAAAAATATGTACGGACTGACAAGTTCAAGAACTCCGATCAGGCAAGCCAGAAATCATTGATTGACGCCATCAGCCAGATGGAAAAGTCTTTGGGTGGTACAAGTGGAGTCAACTTCAAGAAACTTGGAGAGGATGTAAAAGCCTATCAAATAGCAGAACAGAATCGTATCAGTGCCATAGGGATTGAAACAGCTGCTTTGGAAAGACTAAAGAAATCACAGGATGATTACGCCAAAGCGCAGAAGGGCGGAACGGAAAGTGAGAAACAAGCCGCAGCAAACGCTCTTGAAACAGCACGGCAGAATGCTGACATTGCATCCGCCAATGTGAAGACACAGACTGATATCGCCAATCAGGCCCAGCGTAATGTGACTGATACCGCCACCAGACTGAAAGCAAGCATGGAAAATTTGTTGGGAGGCTTGCAGCAGATTTCATCCGGTGGATTGTATAACGCATATAGCGGAATTATCAAAACCGTGAACGGATTCAAGGATGTCATAGGAAAAACGTCAGAATCTCTTAAGGAGGTTCCCATTGTCGGATGGATTCTGTCCATCATTGACGTACTCAAAGACGGATTAAGTGATCTTGTCGGTGGTCTGCTTGATGCTGTTCTGAACGCTGTCAGTGGAATTATCGGTGATGTCTTGTCAGGGGATTTGTTTGTCACAATCGGCAAGTCATTGAGGAACGGCATAGGAAACATCCTGAACGCAATCTCATTCGGAGGCTTCAACTCCCTGTTTGGAATAGGTGGAAACGCCAAGGAAGTACAGGAAACGATAGACAGGCTGACGGACAGGAATGAAACTTTGCAAACGGCCATCGAGGATCTGACTGACGAGATGAAGGCAAGCAAGGGAATGAAATCGGTTGAATCTTACAGGGAAGCTGTAAAGTATCAGGAGGAAGTCAATAAAAACTATCTGCAAATAGCAAAGGAGCAAGCCGGATATCATAAGAGCCATGGCAGCTGGCAGCATTATCTGAAATGGACGGATGAAATGCTGGAACACGCAAGAAAAGCTACCGGCATGCAGGATTTCTCCGGCACCGATTCCTTGTGGAATCTGACCCCCGAACAGATGAAGGCTCTACGGTCGGACGTATGGTTATGGGATATCATGGAATCTTCCGGTAAGGGAGGTTACGGTGAGCGTGTTACCGACAAGCTGGATGATTATATAGAGCAGGCAGGAAAACTGGAAGAACTGACCGACAGTCTTTATGAGGGCCTGATCGGAATGTCATTCGATTCCATGTATGACAGTTTTATAAGCAGTCTGATGGATATGGAGAAGAGTGCGGAGGATTTTGCTGATGACATATCCAAATATTTCATGCAGGCGATGCTGTCAAATGCCATCGGTGAACAGTTTAGTGACAAACTGAGAGCATGGTATGACAGATTCGGCAATTCCATGAAAAATGACGGTACATTGGATTCTGATGAAATGGATAAACTGCTGAATGGTGACGGTGATTTTATGGGTTGGAACGAAATGGTGGACGAAGCCATGAAGCTCCGTGACGAGCTTGCCGCAGCAACCGGATATGACAAGATTTCGCAAGAATCAACATCCCAGTCAGCTTCATCCAAAGGTTTTCAGGCAATGAGTCAAGATACTGGCGAAGAGTTGAACGGTAGGTTTACAGCATTGCAGATTGCAGGAGAAGAAATAAAAAATCAGAATATTATTCAATCTCAATCACTTAATCTACTGACAGTAAAAGCAGATGCTCTACTTTCCATAAATACGGAAACAAGAAATATTGCTGATGATACGAGGAATTTGATAGCGCAATCTTATCTTGAACTGGTACAGATTTCAGAAAATACAGGGGCAATCGTCAAACCTATTCAACAGATGCAAAGAGATATAGCAGAAGTTAAAAAGAATACAGCAAAATTATAGTCTATGGATGAATTATTAATTAATGGCGAAAACGCTTATACAACATGGGGTGTGAGAATGGGAGAGGGGTTTCTTGATGTTATTGGGGCATCCGCTCCCATGAAGGATTTTATTGAGAACAAAAGCCGACTTGAACATGGGAAACGGGTAATAATCAATAATCCTAAAGTCGATGAGAGGGAAATAACTCTTTCGTTCACTATCGAGAGTAATTCTCAGTCTGATTATCAAGCAAAGAAGAAAGCTTTCTTTGATGAGCTGTATAAAGGTGTGGTTGATATTCAGATTCCTGCTAATAGTAGCGAGGTTTACCATCTTATTTATACTGGCAAGAGTGTCACTTACGCACAGAGTTTAGACCGAACTTTCGGAAAAATTTCAGCCAAGTTTAACGAGCCAAATCCGGCAAACAGAAGCTAATTCACGACATTGGTTTTATTGTCGTGTATGTGAGTGCTCAAAATTGGGCACTCTTTTTTTTATCCCCGAACTTTGAAGACATGGAACAAATCGACATCAAAGACATATCCGGTGCTATCCAGCTTACAACTCTGATCAATGAAGGCTGCAAGCGTAAGTTCACTCTGATGAAGGAGGATTACATCATGTTAAAGTTCTCCTTGGATAATCCCATATATTTCAAACTTGGCTCATACGTGGAATGTAACTTCGGATTGTTCGAGGTGTGCGACTTGCAGAAGCCCGCATTCAACACCAATACCGCCGGCTACGATTACGAATTAAGACTTGACGCCTACTACTGGAAATGGAAAAACAAAATCTTCAAATATACCCCGGAGACGGCCGGACAGGAAGCGTCCTGGAACCTGACCGCTCCGCTTGACGTACAAGTCGGTATAGTCCTTAGAAATCTGAAAGCTCTTGGTTATGCGTATAAAGGACAAGATTTTGTTTTCTCCATTGATTCCACAGTCGAAAACAAGTCCCAGTTGATGAGTTACGACAACATCAACATCCTTGACGCTTGTTTTGAGATGGCGAAGAAATGGGATTGCGAATGTTGGGTGACTGAAAACATCATCCATTTCGGGCGTTGTGAGTCCGGTGACGCGGTGGATTTCGAGATCGGGAAAAACGTGCAGGAAATGTCACAGTCAGAATCCCAGTCCACCTATGCCACCCGTATCTACGCTTTTGGTTCCACCCGTAACATACCGGCAGACTACCGCCCCATTGACGAGACCGTGGTTGTGAACGGCGTGGTGCAGCGCAGGCTGATGCTTCCCGAAGGCACTCCTTACATTGACGCTTATCCTGATATGACTACCGAGGAAGCCGTCGAGCAGGTGGTTATCTTCGATGAAGTCTATCCCCGAAGAACGGGCATCATGTCGGATGTCACCACTATCGAAGTGACGGACAAGGTGGAGAATGAGGACGGTACAACCACCGAGGAAAAATGGAATGCCTACCGCTTTAGGGACACGGGTGTTAACTTTTCCGAGAAATATATCCTCCCCGGTCAGGAGCTGAGGATACGTTTCGCGTCCGGGCTTCTCAACGGTTTGGAGTTCGCCGTGAAGTTCAATCCTGAGGGAAAGCCGGAGAAATTGGAGGATGGCGGATGGAACCCTGAGGCACAGCTTTGGGAGATAGTCAGGAATGAGGACTATGGCAGACCGCTTCCCGGTGATGTACTCTTTCCCCAGGATGGAGATGAATATGTGCTTTCCGGCTGGGACAGCACGAAAATAACCGAACTTGGGCTTGTGGGTGCCGCCGAGCAGGAGCTGAAGGAAAAGACTGAAAAGTACGCTGCCAAATCCAAGATAGACCCGAGTACCTATGGCTGCACGATGATGTCAAATGACGCATACCGTGAGGATGGCATTCACAACCTCTACAGCATCGGTCAAAAGGTCAACCTTATCAACAAGGCTTATTTCGAGAACGGAAGGCAGTCAAGGGTTATCGGATTTGAATTCAATCTTGATTTAGCTTATGATTCCCCTATATATACTGTCGGGGAAACCGCCGCCTATTCTCGTATCGGGGAGCTGGAGGAAAAGGTTGAGAGCCTTACCCTAAAGGGACAGACCTATACGGGCGATGGTGGCAGCGGTGTGTATGTGATCGGAAGCCACGACTCCACCCCTGCGACAGACCATAACGTGTATTCCGCATTGCGCTCCTTAGTAATGTTCCTTCGTAAGGATCAAGCGGACGGAACAAATTTCTTATTGAAGTTCGGCAAGTTCATCGACTCCATGATTGCCGGTAAAGGTGCCGGTATCTATCCTGACGGGCGCGGTCAGTTCGAGCGTCTTGAGGTACGCGGCTCCGCAGTGTTCAAGGAAATCATCTATAACCGTCTGAACGCACAGGAAGGCGACACCTCATATTCCGAGAACGGAGTCATTGAGTCCGTGGCTTTAGAGAGCGACGGAACTTATACCCTGAAATTGCGCAAGCGCTGGGAGAATGACTTCACCGCATTCCAGGAGGGTGATATAGTGTACGGGATTGTAAACAACCTCTTTTCAACGGGGGAGTATTACGCCTCGTGGATGCGCGTGCTGTCCAAGAATGTCCCGGCCAACTCCATCTCGGTGTTGTCATACCCGGACAGTGAGGTGCCGGGCGGTAAAAACTATCCTCCCACAGAGTTGACGATCATTACCAGAAGAGGAAACGCCTTCAATGAGGACAGGCAAAGCTACTGGTATTTGTCCGCCACCACGGATAAATGTCTTGTCTGGCTGGAAGGAGTAACGAAGCCTGTCTTGGAACAGAACAACTATTACATGATATTGGGGCGTTTGCCCAATTTGGATTTGTTTGACAATCTCCCCGTCAACTATAAGCACTCGTACATATTCGCCCGTGCCGGCATCTTCGGTGAACTTTACCGGGTGGACTGGCAGGGACTGCCCGTACAGGAACTGGTGGACCGTGGCTTTTGGTCGGCCGAAGTCGCGTCCTCTGACAATCCTTACACCAATACGCAGGAGCGGGCGGACACGGTTTGGCACTACGGCTGCAAATGGAAGTGCCTGATGACGGGAACAGCCGACGAACCGCAATATGCGGCGGCCGGATGGGCGATGCTGGAAGGGAACCCGGAATTTACGATAGAGATCGGCAGCACAAAGGGGTGGTATTTTGATATCGAGACTTTTTCCACAACGCTATATATTACCGGCAAGCTGTACAACCGTGACGTGACAGATCATATACTTGACGCTGATGTGAGCTGGACGCGTGATACCGGGAATGTATCAGAAGATAACGCATGGGCGGTGAAGCGTGCCGGCGCCGGGAAAAATCTTCCTCTGACGATAGATGATCTCGGACCGAATTATACCAACATGCGGGTGTGTACGTTTAAAGCACAGGCGTTATTGCGTGACGGGCAGCAGTTTGAAGTGGCGGAGAATTTTGTAACATTTTAAAATGGTTTTATACAATGGCAACAAAGCAACGAAAAATAGAAATCAACTACCGGCTGTTACAAACCAGTTGTAACATCGAGGTGGTGGGCAGCGTGCCGGACATGCAGGTCTACCAGGCTGACAAAGCTGAATACACTCCGGACTATACGCTGACACCGCTGGTCCTGTTTCCGCGGTGCAACGCCACCGATCCGGAAGCGGTGACTAAAATCGGGGCGGTCAACTCCAGGCTGACCAACATGAAGTGGTACGAGCGCATCGGAACCACACGCACACTTATCACATCGACAAACACAGGCTACAGCATTATGGAGTCCGGTGACAGCAAGGGACAGATCACAATGAAAAAAAATGTCACCGTCCTAAAACCCGTCACGCTGGAGTTTTACGCGGAATATGCCGACACACGTACCGGACAGCTGTTTACTTTTCAGATGAGCCGTCTTGTCCGCGCGGTTGACGGTACGGATGCGATCCCCGTATTGACGATAGACAGCCCGTCCACGCTGGACTGGAACCCGGTGCGTGACATCACCGCACAGACCATCACGGCCAAACTGATGGTAGGCGACACGGACGTGACGGCTACGGGCAAATGCAAGTTCTTCTGGTACCGTCTGTTGTCTACGGGAGCGCTGGAGGCGATAACCACAGGAGCGGGTGACAACGACTGGGAGTTTGTATCACTGAACAAGAATGTATATAAGATTGACCGCAATTATATAGGTGATGACATCACGATTGTCTGCAAAGCCACCTATGCGGCTTCCGGGACTCCGGCATCAACCCCGGGCATATCGGACCCGGCAGTCTCTACGGTGATACGCCGCAGGATTCCGAAGATTGAAGCCGACTGGGAGGGCGTACCTACGGGTGTTCCGGATGGGACTTACGTCATCTTTCCCAGACCCGTCATTCGGGATACCATGGGGGTTATCCCGAATCCGTCCGCCATGTTTAACTGCCACTGGTACGTCAAGAAGAGCGGAGATGCCGGATATGCCAAGGTTGCCGACGGATACTCTCCCAGGATACCTTTCAGCAACGGCATGATGTTAAAGCTGGAGGTGGAGGACAGAGGCCCTTACGTGGCGCTGACACAAGGCGGCAAGGTGCTCACACAGGGGGGCAAGGCGGTAGTAGTAAGAAAATTTGGATAACATTAAAAACAATAGTAGTATGGCATTTTACATTAAAGTAACGAAGGAGGTTGCCGACCGGTTGCATCTGACCGATATCCGCAACAGGACAGCGGATGGCAATGTATTATTGTGGCAGGCGGACGTGGCACGTTTCCCCGGCGACACGGTATTTGACAGGGCCAAGGAAGCGGGCGGCATCTGCCTGACCCCGCAGGCAGCGAAAGAAGAGATAGACGGTACGGACCATCCCGTCGAAGTATTCACACCTGCCTCTTGGGGGGAGGACAACACCGAAAGCTCCGAAGGCACGGATAGTACGGGAACGACCGGGGAAGGAGGAGCGTCATGAGTTTGGCCAGCGCGACCGGACAGGTCATATTTTCGCAAAAGGGCGGCGTATACATGCCTGCCATCCAGTGTAACCAGGGAGATCTGTATCAGGAGTATATGGGCGAAGCGTCCGCGCCGACGAACATCGCACCGGATTTCGCTTCGCTCAAGCCCGTCTTGTCCTTCATTCTCACCTCTTCGCGGGTGGCGGAAGGGCTGGTGGTCCCTTCCTCCATGAAATGGTATTTCAATGATGTCGAGATCAAGTTCTCGGGCAATGTTTCCACCAACACGTTTGGCGGTGAGACGGGACATTTCAAGTTTATCCCTTACCAGCCCGGTACGACGGATTACTACGGATTGCAGATCGTCAAGAATCTGGTCAAGGCGAGCGGAGCGGCCTCTTGTACCATCAAGGGGGAAGCTACCGTGACGATAGGGAATACCAGCGACACCGTCCAGTTCGTCTATAGCATCCCCATCACCAAGGGGGTCGGAAACCAAAAGCATGTGACGATCATTGCCGGTGACAACAAGTATTTTACCCTTCGGGACAAAGGGCAGAGCTGCATTCTGAAAGCCGTAGCGCGCATGGGCAGTGACGAGATCACTACCGGACTGGCGTACAAGTGGTACAACCAGGTCAACGGTGCGTGGAGCGTGCTGAGCGGAAAGACCACACAGACATTGACCGTCACCAACGATATGGTTGACACGACAGGTGTGTTCAAGGCGGAGGTGTACCAGGGCGGCAAGCTCATCGGTCAGGACACGCAGTCCGTAATGGATGCGTCCGATCCGTTTGATTTGATCCTGAATCCCACGCCCGAGGACGAGACCATCCGGGAAAGTGGTGACACGGTGGTCTATAAGCCCATTCTGGTCAAGCGTGGAAGTACCACCAAGTACAAGGACATGACTTTCTATTTCGTGTTCATGGACAGTGCAGGAGTAGTCCTTAACCCGTCTACTTCCGGTACAGCAGCCACTTCCGGCACGTGTACTTGGGACATGTGCCAGCAGGCAGGAGGCAACGTGGCATGGACCATCACAACCAAGGAATAAGGAGGTGATATGCCGTTGGTGACTAGAACCGGACAGGTCAGTTTTGCTCCAAAAGGTGACAAGGGAGATAAGGGAGCGCGCATGCGTATGCGTGTATGGGGGGCGTCTGTGTCTTACCTGGAGGGCAAGCAAGGGCAGCAGTTTTACGACATTGTACTTTATGACAACCTGCTGTACCTGTGCATCCGTTCGCATACGTCGGTTTCGACGGAAACCCCCAAACAGAATGTGGCTTCGGGAAAAATAAAATACTGGGAAGTAGCACAGAGCTGGACTTTTATCGCCACCAAGCTGTTGTTGACCGAGAAGATCAAGGCGTCCATGATTGATGCGGACGGTATCAGGGCGGTCAATGTGGACATCAGCGGAAAAATCACGGCGGATAGCGGACGTATCGGTCCGTTTTCCATAGATTCCGGCATGTTGTCCTCAAAAACTCTTTATGAGGGGACGGATTCCCATGTCGGTTTCAACCTGTCTGCCGGACAGATAGAGTTTTATAACGAAAGGACATTTGCACGTGTAAAAATCGGAGGGAACACGAAATTTGTCACAATCGAAGGGATATCGTATGATGCCGGAATTGACATACAGAGTCCGAATGCCATGATCGGGATGCACATCAAGACCCTGAGCATTCCTCTGTTCGTGGAGGGGGGTAACATTTTCCTTCATCCGAACAATGACAGTTATGTGTCTCTTCATGGCATAGTGGGGAACTGGAGGAACATATCCGTCAGCACTTCCCTGAATAACAATGATGACAATGTGATGTTTATTAATACGGGTAATATAGAAGTGACACTTCCTCCGGATGTTCCGGGACATACCATATACTTCAAACGTATGAGCGGCGGGGTAAGACTGACAGGCGGGCGCATCCTGCCTGCCCCCGGAGGAAAAGAGATGTCCTCCATTGATCTGGATTATGCGTCCGGATTCGTTAAATGTATGGGCAATTATTGGGTTATGTTTTATTGCGGATAACAGTATTTAATTAAGAATATTATGAAAGTTGATTTTACAAAATTTCCCCTGTTCACGGGGATAGACAGACAGGATATGGTGATAGCGGATATCCGTAAGGATATTGCTGACGGCATTTACAGGAACGTGCCCGGTCTTCCGGCGCACGTGCTTGCGGAGAAGATCTATCGGAACGAGCTTGTGGAGCTTGCCGATGACGAGATTCATATACTTGACCTCTACACTTCCGCTTCGGTGGGGCAGCTCGCCGACTCATGGCAGGATTATAAGAAAAACAATTTGGAAACTGGTAAATAAAAAATATTATGGAAAAGATGGAATTAAGTGAGGCGTTGAAAGCCAATGCCTCAGTACTGGAAGGACTATTAGGGATAAATGATACATGGTACAGAAAGAGATCTGATAGTATTACTGATTTTAATGAAGCTAATAAAACTGGATATATACTTCTCCAACATGTCCAATCAATGGATAATAAACCAAATACACCAAGTAATTATGGATATTTGGATACTATTTTTGTTAAAGATGGCTACATCAGGCAGACTTATACAGATTTGCAGAGCAGATTTTTTGTTCGATCATCTAATAACGGGATTTGGACTAATTGGGAACAAATGCAGACAACATAGTATTAAAAATAAGCTAGATTTTAATGAGATAAAACGGATGGGTGCCGGTCCACACCCGTCCGCTCCTCATGTTACTAAAGAATTATAGTATTTCTAGACTTTCAGCATCATCCAGATTCTCATCAACTATATTCATGGATAAAGACAGGTCAACCCCAGTAGTATCCAAAAACAAAGCACTTACACGAAATGAAGCTGTGTTTGTCTTACTCCGAACGAAGAGATGATCATTTTTTCGTTTGAACTCTATTTCAGAAATTATACTACCGTTGACTTTCCTTATGATATAGGAGTTACCAGTCTTACTATTAATAAAGAACAGACCTGTATGGCCACCCCAATATACATACAATATCATACCGATATAGGCGCTAGATGAACTCGCTAGGCGAACGACACATACTTCTTGAACGGAGTCTTTATTGCAAACCAATATAGGAGAAAGAACGCCTTTTTTCAAAAGCCCTTTACTTTCTAAATTGGCAATCGGTATTAGTTCTTCCAGAAGGATTTTGCTAATCTTCTTAAGGCAATAAATTTTGATAAGCAATTA